AGATACATCTGTGAAATCCCTGGCTCCGCATATTAAATATCTTGCCATATTCTACTACCCTTTAAAGCATCTTCTTCGGATAAGGCAGTAGCCATATTTCTTCCGCTAATAAATGCCTATATGTAACCAACAATGATTCAAAGTCAAGCGGGAACATCTTATCTTTATGCTTGACGATATCCTCTTCCATTGTAGCGATAATCTTTGTCGGCTCCGATACATTCGCATAGAAGGCATTGGCGGCGAATAACATTGAATACTCGCCCCATCCCAACCTTGGTATCTCTGCCCCTAATGATTAACTGGCATATATCCTCCTTATCTTCTCCGCTTAAGCCAGAGCGATATCAATATGCATATCACTATAGCTATCGCTGATATAATAATCTCAAAGGGAGTTCTACTCGAGAACATATATATCCTCCTTTATTCTTTCTTATGTTTCAACCAATCCGCGCAGAATTGCTCTATCCCCGTCACCACCTTGATCGACAGGAATCCTGTAACTAATGAAGCGATCGAGACTAAAACATATAGAATAGCAGAACCTATGAAGGCGATCTGCTGCAAGACGCTACTGCATACTTTCCCATTATTCGCAGCGGCCAAGCCCCCAAAGGAGAGCGACATGAATTCTATAGCGCATGTCGCGCTTGCAGCCATTAGCAAGAAACAGACAATGTAAACTACGATGGATTTTCTCGCCATTTGATTTTCCTTTCATCAGTTGTCTGAGTCTGTCCTTACTTTATATATATAAGACAGTTTAGGTTGCAGATAAATTCGGGATCTAAACGCGAAGTAAACGCTGAACAATCTGAGTTCCAATAGTCGGTGTTCGTTAGCCAGACTTTTGTACCAACGAACGTATGAGTCGGTCATTTTGCCCCCACTTGGAAAATATCTTAACCCTGCCTCCAAATCTAACAATACGCCATCCACCTGCCATCCCACCGTCTGGAGCGCGGCTATCTCTATCGACTATATTGCTTCCCTTGGAAGGCGGTTAGCTCATGCCTTCTCTCCTTATTTCAATACGACGACTGTATATATAAAGAACCCGTCATGGTCTTTCTTGACCCAATGTAAAAAATACTTCTCTTTTTCAGTTTTATATATCTCTATAACAGGACAATTAACTTCAGAAGGAAGTGCAAAACTTCCAACAATTTCAGCCCCATTCTCTTTAATAAACTCCATGAATTGATTATACGAATATATTTGTAATTCAGCCATTATATTATCCTTTCTTTAGCTTATTTAATTTTTAGATATAGCCCCGGCGGGCCTGTATACATCTAACTGGATCTAAGATAACAAAAAAGGTATAGTCAACGGGACCCTTTTCAAAGGCATCCCATCCCTCGTGAGGGTTGTGGATCATCTTCATGTCCTTCATGACTACCGAATGCATAATGCCTGTCGGTCCTTTGCCTCCTGCGCAGCAATAGCCATGCTTGATTGGTATTTCATCTTGGAACTCAACGGTCAAGGCGCCGAGGCCGAACTGAAGAAGCCATTTATTCAGTTCATACGTCCACTTATCTCGGTAATCGCCGCAGAAGTTCGGGACGTCTTCCAATTCCATCTCAAGTATGGACGCGACGCAGGCCGCGAAACAGTTCCCGTCCGGATGGCCATATATTGTTTGAAAAACTGGTTTCATATCTTTTCTCCTTTACTTCTTATTCTTTATCCTGCCTCTTATTCATGGCTCTCCCTCTCAATCCTGCGGTGAAGTATATTATCGTCCCGCTCATCCTCTGCCAGGCTTTCGGCCAACTGTAAAGCGACAATGACATCTGCTTTTAATGTTTCGAGTTCTTCTTGTAGTCTTGAAACCCGCCGCTCTATTGCCCGGGCTGTTCTATGGAACTGCAGGCGGATTATTGCTGCTCCTGCTTCGACGACATAAAAGCAATCGTCGAACTTCTTTCTCCCATCCCATATATCGTCGACCAGTTGCTTCGATTCCTTGAGCCCAAGCCCGGTCATATTATGAAGTTTCTTTATAGTGTTGATCCGCTCACCCTTTTCCTTGAGTTCCTGGAACTCCCTCTTGTCCTGCTCTGATATCGGAAACATATTTATTCCTCCCATAAAGTCTTGACTCGTCCGGTAGCAGAGTCCTTTACGGAAATCTGAACTACCTTGCCGTTGAATATATCAAGTGCTTTAAGCACTGACTTTCTTACCGATGGGATTATCCCTAATCTTTCCATCTGGGAATCAGCCCGCTCCGCATGGCTTTCCTTGCCAAGTAAATTATATTCTTTGTAGTGAATTTCATCCCCTTCCCGCCATTCGCTCCTGGGCATATATCCTCCTTTACTTGCGCTTCTTTTGTTTCGGTTTCCGCGCAACGATAATATCTTCATGGACATCCCAACCAACTCGTGCGTCGGCTTTTTTATTATTTATATCGAGCCCGCTTCTGGACCATGGTTCGGTCAACTGTCCGGTCGTGCAGCGGAGGTTCCAGAACTGATACCAGAGCGCCAACCCGGACTGCTTTATTATTCCCATCAACTCAAGAGTGATCGGATAATATTTGCCCTGCCTGAATGTATTTCCCATAATATTGCAAACGAAACCGCCGACCTTTACTACTCGGCAGCATTCCGTATAGATATCCAGAGACTTTTGCAGGAATAACTTCTTGGTCTTATGCGACTCCATGCTATCAGGAGTTTCGCCAAATTTCCAACTAGTGTACCAAGGGAATGACATAATAAGTAAATCAACCGAGCCGCTTTTAACATGCTTAAGGTCGGCAGCATCGGACTGCCTCACCTTGGGCATTTTCCACTCGGTATATTTCTTCCATCTATTCTTGAAATTCTTAACGGTATTTATATTGACATCGCTACCCATTACCCGCCGCCCCAGTTTATGACACTCGAATAAAGTAGTTCCAGTACCAAGCATAGGATCATATACTTGACTATCCTGGTCGCTATACAGAAGCAGAAGTTTCCTGACTACATGTGGGAAGGTTCTTCCAGTGAACTTGATAGCATTGTAGAAAGGTATCTTCCTAACTTCATTTATTTGCTTAATAGTCGGACACCATACCGAGGTAAGAATCGGATGACCCTTATCGCTCAAGACTGGTTCAGTTATTCCATTCTCTCTCCGGTACCGAGTTTCCAGGGTAATACGCTCGCCCTTTTCCCTTGATATATTATCTACTAAGTTCTTCATATTCAATATCCTTATATAAAAGGTACGTATGTCATCTTTCACAATCACAGAAAAATCTTTATAATAAATATTACCATTAGGATCAAAATATTCCTTAAATACCTTACTTCCCTCCTGCACCAGAAGAATCATTACTGACCTTTTCATTCGCCTTCTTCTTTGCTACGTATTTCGGCCTTCCTTTCTCGTCTTTAATTAATTTCCAACCTAATGCTTCCATTCTTTTATTATATTCATCTATCGCAAAATCCATACAAGTATCACAAAAAGTAGAAAGCATTTTTTGCCGTTGGTGACCGCATTTAGAGCAAATGGGCACACCATTTTTAGACCGAGGTTCCATCGGGATCTCCTTTAATATTTTATCGGGCGGGGCGCCAAGGTAGCAAGCCCCGCCCATAGTCTAACTTCGTGGCGCGAATGTTCACGTTTTAACTTGTCTTGTACGCCTTCCTCCACCCAAGTATCGGAGTCTAACGGCGCATATTCCACCTCCTTTTCTTTCCATTTCAAAGGCCAAAAGAAGTGTGTTAAAGGCAGGTTGTTGCTTGGATCCTTTAAAGCAATCTCTCGCGGTCCAGGCAACGAATGAAACCTGCCTTACACCTAAATGTTATAGTATTCGATAAATTATATTAAATCCAAAGATTGCTACTACCTTCAACTTTCCAAGGATATCTGGAGAATTCTGTTTTCGGCCGTGCATTTAGATCATGTATCTTTATTTCTATAGCGTCAGGATATGTGTTCATTATATCTTCCATGGCATCCTGGGCAGTAAATGTATCTCCAAAGAAATTATAAACATCTGTAACGAGATATCCCCAATTAAAAACAACAGTTGCCCGAAGTCGGGCAAAACTCCTATCGTCCATTTTAATAACATCTTCGAATTCGAATTTGATCCCGTGATCGTTACAGTACTCCTTTTGAACGGAGCCCATTTTAACCTCCTATAATATTTTACCAACTTGCGGCCTTTTCTTTTCTCTTTTCAATGGTTCAATTATTGTTCGCCCATCCGCAAGTAAATCAAAAGGGGAAATATAATAATAACCTAATTTATAATCAGCATATATAACCTTTCTTTTCTGCCAGTATATCTTTACGTTAGAATTACATATCGTTCTATATTCGATATAGTAAGCCTTACCTAAATCTTTTCTCCATTCGGCCGCTATCGGCATTCTATAATGATCCTTACGGATATTAGTTTCAGCGAACTCAATATATGGTCCACGTTCACCAATAACTATTCGCGTATATCCAACCGCTATAAGTAAACCATCTCTGGTTCTGAATTCAGGGGCGTAACCTTTCCCTGGAATAATAGGTATCTTTAATCGTTTAATATAGTTTGTAGCCATGATTTGATTCCTTATATATTCTTTTTGCTTATGGGCCTTGTAGGACTCGAACCTACGACCTGCTGATTATGAGTCAGCTGCTCTAACCAGTTGAGCTAAAGGCCCACCGCCGACCCGAACTACGCCTCTACCTCGTCAACAATCTTTATATATATATCGAGTGCCTCTGGCGTTATATCCTCGGTTAATTCAATAGTATCAAACTGACTATGTAGTTTGACCCAACGAATCGGGATATCAAGTTTATGTGCGTATTTTATTTCTTCTATAACTCCTATGCTATCCTCCCAACCAGGAAGCATAAGCACGAATAATTCGGTGCATTTAGAAAGGAAAAAGAAATCGTATTCTTTCCAGTCTTCGAATCCACCGAAGAGCCTTCCTCCGCTCTGCTCGACTATCGGATGCGAATGCGATAGAGGGGAGAATACTTTCATCCCACTCTTAAATAATAGAGCAGCAGCCTTGGAAGCGAGTTTCGCTCTTTGGGCCATGACCTTTGGATCACAATGCGAATAGGGTGCCGCCAAATATTTCAGGTCCATATCGTCCTCCTGACCTTCTCGATCCGCCTTCTACAATCCTTGCATCGACTGCCGAGCAGGATAATATTTTCTTCCGTATCAACCCATCCCTCTTTCCACCGATCAAAATATGGTAAAGGGGACTGATGTCGCATATCTCACCTCCTTCCCACCTCTAAAAAGGTCTTACGTAACTTCAACGCGGATGGCGGGCCATGCTCTCCGGGCCCTTTATTGGGATTCGTTCGCGACCCTGGCATTGTTAATCGCCCGCCATTTACCCGCGACTGCAATATATCATGGTGAGTGATTGCTCACCCACCATAGAAGAAGGAACATCGGTCGTTTAGGGATGAGGAGTACTCTACCTTCTTCACGACCTTTGCTCCAATATCTTAACGGGCTTCCAGACCAGACCAACCGCCCAGAAGCCCATTGTGACAACACGCACGATATCTTATAAATAAGCGAGTTTCCGAGGCCCGCGAGACAGTTCATCGTACATTGATAGCGCCTGCCCCGCTTTCCTAAGGCAGTAGGCGAACGATTTGTAGGCAACCTTCTGCCCTGTCGCCTTTTGTCGCCCCTCAACAAAACCTCAGCTTCGCATTTCCAATTTTTTTTACATAGGCGGGCACGAGTTTACGGCTTCCGCTATCGCCGCCAAGTTATCTCTTGGTCAGATTTAGGGGCCAAGCCCGAGGGTTACTCGATTTTATTTCCACGGGCGCAGCAGTTTAGTGGAGGCGGCGGGAATCGAACCCGCGTCCCGTCCGAGCATTCCCGCTCCGTCTACAATCATGTTCCTTTGTTCTGTATTCGGCACAAAGGAAAAGGCCTCTCCGGAACTTTCTCCGGATAAGTCAGCGCCTATTTCTCGCATAATATCCGGCGCGAATACTATGCCAGTCTGAATCGCGGCGTTACTTCACAGAACTCAGACAATTCCATGAGCAACGGAATGATCGTCAAGCAACCATTCTGGCGGCCATCTCGCTCCTGAAATTCAGCGGCGAGGCGACCTTCTTATTCTTGTTGGCACTTAGTTTTTTTGTGCTCCGTATCGTGGTAGCATACGGATTGCAGGAAACGCTTCAACCCGCCGGTCGAGCCCTTTACGCCCCCATTTAATGTGCCGGGTCACGGGGAAAGGCTACCCGGCATTGCCTTGCTAACTCTGCCATTACCCAAGGCTACCCCGATTTATGCCTTTAGGCCAGTCCCCACTTTGGGTAAGCGGGCTGGAGACCTGTTACAGGCTGAGTATTTACCCGCATTTCTTCTTTAGTTCAACTATGCTAATCTATTATTTATTTTTGGTATATCAGCAAGTCTTCTTCTTGCTATTCTTATGTATTCTTTTCCGATATCAAATCCTATAAAATTTCTACCTAATAATTTAGCAGCAACAGCAGTAGTTCCAGTACCAATAAAAGGATCAAGAACGATATCTTTTTCTTTGGTAAAATATTTAATAAAATATTGTGGAAGACTCCTTGGAAAAGTTGCATGATGTTCTTTAAAGTGTTCGGATTTAAACCATGTTTTTATATTAGGAACATATCCATTGAGTGGAAAGTTATTATATCGAAATAAAAGATTACCCTGTCCAAACATAAAAACATACTCCCATCCTTTAGCCACCCCTCCGCTTTTTTTGCAGTTATATTTGAAACCGCATGTTTATGCCATATAAATATATCTATCAAATTATCCTGAAATTCGTTTTGAAGAAGCAAAATTGAACTCCTGGTGCTTTTAAGAAATTGAACATTCCAAAAAACATATCGCGAAACTCTTAAGCATTCCCTAATAGCTTGTATTATCCATAAACAATATTTTTTATCATTTATATCATCATCATAAGTATCATAATACCTATCTCCAATAGTGCTTCGCGGATGGTATCCTAAGTTTTTTTTACTACCTATATTATATGGCGGGCTTGTAACTATTAAATCTATACTTTTATCTGGAATTTTGCTCATCCCTTCAATAGCGTCTATACAATATACTTTATTCAATTTCTTATTTAATTGTTTCTTAGTATATACTTTCATATTAGTCTATGCTCCTTTGATGGTATTTCTTTTAGTCTTTTCCACAATATACTTTATTGAGTTTCTTCCTGAATGTCTTCAACGAATATGGTTTCATATCTTCTTGCCCCAGCTTATTAAATTAAGCTTGGAATTCTTCTCTCTATTGTAGCAATGGTATCATGTTGTGATCCGCCATGGCTTATTATTAAAATACGCTCTACTTGAAATCCCCTATATTTGCCCATCGAAATAGAATGATAACCAAATGTAATAACTATACCCCGCAGCGCCAAAATATTTATTAACGAATCTTTTAGTATGCGAAGAGGGGAGGCCATTGCTCCCCTATACTTCTCTCTGGATTTTCTTGCCGAAAATGGAGGGTCCAGTATAATGGTGTTAAACTTATCACCAGTCCAAGTCTTAACAAATTCTAGTGCGTCCTTATGGCAGTCAGCCGGCATCTCTTCGCGAATATCATTCCTATATTCATTGCAGTTTAATAATGTTTTTCCAGCAAATAAATTAAGCACGCGACCTTCGACATGTCTTTCAACCCATAGTCTAACCTTCTTATCTTTAAAGGTATACTTGGCAGCTTGGCTCTTCATATGTTGAAAGCGCATCTATTACACTCTCTTCATTATGGTTTGTAATTTTAATATTCGTTCTTGAATCCATGGTGTTAGTATATCCTTTCTTTCTTCCCAACACTCTTCCGTCTTGGGTTTTGAAATATCCATTGTATAAGACCGTAGGCCTTTCATACATTCTCGTCTCATATCATTCATCTACTGCTTACTATAAAATAACCAAGTCAAAAAATGTTTGATCCGGATGGCCTTGGTTCTTAATTGTTTCTCGAATCATAGTGGTTGCATAATCCAATAAAGTACCAGTCGGAAAAATCTTATTCACATCAGGATCGGAGTACCACCGGAATAGCATCACCTTTTCGCCATGGCAAAGTGGGCAAAAATGGTTATTTATCTTTCCTTTACCTTCACAGGCAGGACAGGGTTTTATTGACCAAACTTTTTCGTTCTCTTTCATCGCCCCTCCTATATACTCTTTATATATTCGCTTCGTATATTCAAGCGGCCGGCTAATCCGCTCGCCATTCGTCCGCTCTCATAGCAAACTCAACGGCTTCGGTGGACGCCGGCCGCCCCTTTAGTTATATTAATCCGTAATTTCTTATCTTCTTTTTATTTGATTCCGGGAACGATCCCATTTTACCAGAATGGTTCTTCCACCACTTCTTATTATGCTGCCTCGCCGACCATGGACAGTTCTGTTGATTGCAAGGCATATTAAATGGAGCTTCCTTTACGCCCTTATGTCCACAAATAGGTAACCCGGTCTTATCAGGAGATAGTTCATACTTACATTTTATATGTTCTTGTTTATCCTTATCTTTCTTTTCAACAGTCCTTTTTAAATCCATCTCTACAAACATTTTTCTTTCATATTGAGAAACCGTTTCGCCCCGATCAAGTGCTTCTCTTCGATCTAATGAAAGAGCCCAATACCTGCTTGATTTCGCTCCCTTGCTGGAGATGTCTTGAGCGGGCTTCTTGCAAAGTTCTTTCCAGTCTTTATTTCTATTTATTCTCTTTCTTCCAAAAGCAAGAAATAACCTAAACCGGCATTTGTTACATGCCAGCCAGTGATATCTATAACCATCCCCTACAAATTCAATTCGCCAAATAACCTTTCCTTGTCCACCATATCCACAGAACTGACATTTATTATGGTCATGTTTAATAAGTATTTGTTTAAAGAATATAATTGCTGGTGAAGCCATTTACTTCTCCTTATTCTTCCTTACTAACTTGGTCAGTGTTTCAAATCGAAGCCGATCACCTCGCTTATCGCCGACCAAGTCAAAAAAAGAAACAAGGAATTTATCAACCTTGCTTCCTTCGATATATCTTACAGCCTGACGTTTGCTCGCTCCACCGCCAGGAACCCCAGCTAAATATATTTTTATACTTCCTCATATACTGAACCAGGACCGCCGGAGCCATTCGGAGCCGAGCGAAGGTCCCGAGATGGGAAGGCGTGACTTTTGGTCAAGCCGCCGACGATCCTGGATTACCGCGAAGTTGGCAACCATTTTCCGGCTTCACTTATCTCCGGAGTACCATGGTGTTTCTTTGCCAACTCATCAACATCGTATATCTTTTCCCCTTTAATAGTTATCCGAATAGTATTTTCTATCGGAGCCCTAACACATGATATTTTTTCGTCGAGTTCAATAAGAAAATTAGCCCATTCATTGCAGGTAGGAAAAACAAATGTCTTTGAATGGGGTACTCTAAGATTCATGGAAACCTTCTTTCTATATGAGCCGTCGGGCATTCCTTTTCTGATCTTGTTTATATTTCGCTGGATCAAATGCCGGTAAATTATGCTTCCAAATAGAATACCTATAACGATCCCAGTCAAGAAAGACCAAAATATCAGGACGATACTTCCGAATTGTCATACCTAAAAGTATCGTGTGACACATAATAGTTTGATAGCCCTTTAGTCGCTGTTGCTCAAGATTGCACCAACAGCAGAAGGCCAAATCAACCTTTGGAGAAAGAGTCGCCAACCAACTTCGCACTGCCTCCTTTCTCTCCAAGAGCGCTGCTCTATATATCTTACGATAGTCGCTGGAACTCTTAAAGCCGGTTAACTTCTCCCCGAATCTATCAACCGGGGCCAAAAGTTTCAGAACAGGTAGTCGATATCCTTTAGGTTGCCACCTGGCCACTGATATACCAGTAAACCCCGCTGGCTTTTTCTTAAATGACGTCATCAGAATCAATTCGTCGTCCTTAAGTTTCTACTGCCAATCACCTTTCATGGGTTTCCTTAGTTTAATATTTATATATATTAGACCCCTATTACGCTAGTCAGTGATCCGTATAGTATTTCCTTAACCCGTTTTACTTCAGCCTGGTGGAAAGAAAGTTTATCTGAGCCCTTCTTCCCTTGATTGATTACGGTAATGCGGCGACTGCATTTTCGTAAGTATCTTTTATATCTTTTGAACTCCAGGTCGGTAAACTCCGATCTAACCTGAAGCGATTTAGCCTTCAAGATCGCGGACAGCCTACTTTTGGCCGTAGCAAGCTCGATTTGTTTTTGTACCTCGAATCTCGCCAGAGTTTGCTCGTCAGCGGGGACAACTTCCTTTTTCCGGCGAAGGTGATTGTTCCAGAATTTCCGCAAGCGTCTCAAGCCCCACCGATTAGCCCTGAGCGTTGCCCTCCGGCGTCCGGTCTGTTGATCCTGCTTGCGTTCTTGCCTTGAACGAGCCATTGAATAACCCTCCAATATATTTTGACTACAACTGTGGAAGCACCACTCTCGGTTGCTTCACATCAATAACCGCGACTTCATCCAGGTTAACAAATGCCATTTCACGGTCAGCCAATTGCTTTATTACTTCAGGATCAGCAAGCATCTTCCGCATCGCCTTGGTGTCCTCGCAGAAAAGAAAATCTGAGAGGTCGCCATTTAATGCTAACCCAGTTTTAAAATGGACTGTGCACTCGCCCTTGATAATATATTCTTTATTCTTACCCATGACATGCCCCTAAAAAATATCAACCTTACTCTCTGCCCCATCGTCTATCGACATCTCCTTAAGTACGTCCTCCGCTGCTTCTTTCCGCAATGCCTTTCCAAAGAAATGCATAAAATCAAATCGAAGCCCAGCACACATCAGTGAGTCGCAACCGTGATCTTCTTTCTTAATAGGTTTCCCGGTTTCATCTTTTTTATAGTTAATCAACTGCCGCCATAGGATTCTATTGGGTCGAGTATTAAGTATCTTAAGCCGATGACTATCGAAATACCGACCAAGATTTTGGATACCAACTTCTTTATATTTATTAAATGCAATCTTCTCAACCTGAAATCCAGACTTCTGAAGATACATTCCGCCGTACGCCTGTTCAGCATCAGCGTATACTACAAAGTTCCCGAAACGAGTGCGAATATTCTGAAGAGCCTGGACTATATAATCAAGGTCAGTTCCAGTCGAGAAATCTGACCAAGGAATAAGCAAACCATTTGGGGATAGAATCCCGAGGACTATCGCGCATTGTTTTGAAACGCCCCAGTCAAGGCCAACAACACGCTCGGCAATCTTCGGAACAATAATCCTATCAACCAAGGATTTCCGAACTGCCTTGGTCCGATAAACCCGTCCGGCAGTTTCGGGGCGACAACATTCAAACTCGACCTTCCAGTTGTGCCCCCTAATCATTGCTTTAGTTTTTATCTTAAACACCTGGTTGAATGTCAACCAACCCTTTGCCTTCTTAGCCCTGCCGTTACAACCAAAGTATTTTGTTTTGATTATATTACCTTCAGCATCACGCTTCAAAACCTTTCGGGTTAACTTACATTCATGACAATCTATTTTCAACCTACATAGCCGCATGCAGTCGTAGATATTCCACCGGTAGCGTTTGAACTCAAGCGCCTCGGCATTCTCCCAAGTCGCAGCAAATATACCAGTAGGTAAATGAAAAGTCGACGAGTATATAATAAGGAACTCATCCTGCGTCAGAACAGAGTTCGTTGCTTGCATTACATTTTCATCTTTATACCTTTCCTTCTGACAAGCTTCGTCGGCAATGAATCCTTCCGGGTGTTTACCTCTAGCCTGATTCTGTGAATTGGCAATACACTTTAGACTCACACCATTTTTCAATTTAGTTCGAGTCATAAGCGGTTCGCCATCTAGCAACCGCTCTTTCAATATCGGAAGACAATGCCAGAACCCAGTGACGTATTCGTATACCTCCATTGCCTGCTCCTGTGAGCCGGCAAGATCTGAGAAAGATTTGTTACGCCATATCATACAAAGGAAAATAACGATTGAGTCGATGAGCGACTTACCACCACCCCGATTCGCCCACACAATGGCTGCTTGAATTTCTCGTCCAGTCGTTGGGTCTTTTCTGGCATAAAATAAATCAGCAATAAGTTTAAGATGTTTACGTATAAGAACAATCGACTGTTTCTCCCCTCGTTTGATAAAGTATAAATATGTCTCAACAAAATCTTTTACCAAATTTTCTTGCCGGCGGAAGAAATGTTTAACCGTCTCCCCTTTCCTCCGCTCTAACTGGAAGTCGTATATCTCCTCGTACGGGTTGAAGTACCTCTCCTTCTGTAATGCGTTCCACTCCTCCGCTACTGCCTGAAATACCGAACTCGGAGAGTTCGCGGAAGATTCTATGCTTAGTTTTTTCATCGCGTACGTTACGGTCAATTATGCCAACAATGATGGTTACTGACTGCTGAAACATTGAAATGGAAATAGTATACTTTATACCGTGCTCGATCTTCTCGAGCCTCTCAATGTCCTTCCCGATAGCATCCAGGATAACCACTGCATTATTTATCGTTGCTACATTCAGAGATTTGCTTCCTGTTTTCTTTGCTTTCCTGGCAGCCTTTGAAATAAGCTCATCCAGGAGCGCCCTCTTGGTAGCAATATTTTCTCGCAAATCAGTAAGAGTATCCGACTCTTTATATCGCCTTATCTTCTCCTTTAATTTCTCTTTCAACTTCTTGGCAAATAAGCCAGTTTTTGCAGGCCGTCCTCCCGGTCTATTCCTGGAGCCCGCTCCATGCTTCGGACAAACGTCATATCCATCGCGAGCCCAGCGCTTGCACTGGGAGCCATCTTTCTTTATTCTTTTGCACTGCTTCTTTCTGGTTACTTTCTTTGCCATGGTTTGATTCCCCTATCTATATATACTAAAAAAGACTAAAATATTTTATAAAGATCGGAGTCTGCCGGAACTTTCCGAAAGTTCAGGTAGAGAAGACGTGAATCCCCTTAGGTTTAGGGAGTCTGTTATAATGGCCTTTTTTTTTAGTTTATCAAACAAGTAATTCTGAAATAACTACGTCTACTGTTTCCATACGAAAACCATACATTTGAGCATCCATACCTCTCTTTAGAATGGCACGAGATAACGACAAGTCAATTGCCTCTCCCTTCTCATTTAACCTTATAATAGTAAGCTTTTGATTCCCCGCAAAGTTCCATAAAACTCTACTATCATGGTTGCTTCTTTGGTCAGCCACTTCCTTACCAAAACCCCTAAAGATTCGCAGTGAATTCCGACCTGTTGAGCGAATAATTGAAACGCCTACCTCAATGGTCCCTACAATAAGAGTGAACGTATTCCACCATTTGTCATCCGAAAAGGCATCAAACCGAAGCAATCCATGTTGTATGTCCTCGAATATTTCTTGCTGCTTCATGGAACCTCTCCTTTATTCATAAACCAGGGTCAGCTGTTCAGCAATAGCATTGAAGTTCCTATGTCGAAGTTCGAGTCGATGAAACTCCTTTTTTAATTTCATCCAGTCGATGGTCCGGCACCCCCTGAAAGACTTCATTGTAGAAAGAAACATGCGGCGTTGCTTCTTCGGCAGTTCTTCTGGTACACGTAATATCTTAACCAAGTTATAAGCCAACTCGACTTGTTTTATATGTTTACGAACTAAAATAACTTTTTTATTTATAGTTCGTCTAGTCATTATCTGTTCAATGGTTCGGAAACTCTTAACTATTTCTATTGCCCCTTTTTCTCCTATTCCTGGAATACCAGGTATATTATCTCCCTTGTCTCCCATTATAGATTTTATTTTTACTAAATCACTTGGTTTAAGTCCGCTGTACATATCAGCAAATTCTTTTCGTCCTACTAATTGTTTTGTATTCGGGCGATATATTTTTACACCAGGACGTATAAGTTGAAGCAAGTCACGATCGGCGGAACAAATAATAGTTCGGTGCCCCTTATCAGCATAACCAAATGCAACCAATGCCATAACATCATCGCCTTCAATCCCTGGAAGGATTGCTTGACGGACATTCAAGGCCTCAAAAAAACGTCGTGCGTCGGCTATCTGTTCAAAAAGAGATTGATTCTTTTCCCGACTTTCCTTTCGGTTGGCCTTATATTCTGGAAACAATTTTTTCCTAAATTGTGAACCATCAGGCGGGTCCCAACAAATCACCAAACGATTATATCTAAACTCCTCATGTAACCCCTTTATCATCTGGAGCATGCCCGATATAACAGAGGTCTGTCTCCCACTCGAGGTTGATAGATTACGTGTCTTATAGGCCCGCCAAGCAAAAAAGTTTCCGTCAATTATA